AGTATCCACATGATAAATTTTTTCCTCCTTGTTCATAGAAGGAAACTTAAAAACATTTTTATAAATTTCCTCTTGAAGTTCAGAAATTTCTGCCATTTCTGAACGAACCAAGTCTGAATCAAAGAAACTCATTTTTCCCCTACAACTACTTCCTTTAGGATTTTTTTGTACCGAAATACATCAGTATTTAGAAACGGAGAATACTTCTTCATCCGCATAGAAGTAAACTCCCAAACAGGATCTTTCAAATTCTTATCAAACTTATTCTTATACGAAAGAACCCTATCTAATATTAGCATCGTCTCCAAAGAAACTTTGCCTTCAAGATGGTACTTTAAAATCTTAGGATGCTTGTTTCCTTCAATTTTAAACATATCATCAAAATTTTTGGCAGAAAAAATAGATCCAATCTCTTCTTTAAAGATATAAGAAAGAGATTGGATTTTACGCTGCCACTCTAGATATTTTGCTTCACCCTCTTTTATAATTTCACCAATCCATAGTGTTTGGGGATCATTACACAAAACAAAATTTGCGACAAAAAAATCTAAAATTTCTTTATCAGTCTTATTTCTTGAAATCTTCTCAAACCAAAAGCGATCTTTTCTATCATAAAAAGATTTTAAACTTGCCCTACTCTTTCCACAATACTTATGATAGTCATAATTACTTTTTGTGAAATGATTTTTTATGGCAAGATATAGTTTATAGGATTCAAAGGGCATCATTGAAAAGTAATATAAGGAATTTTTTGCCGGAATTTTTTTCCCCCAAAAATGGGTTAAAAAAGCAATTTTGCTCTGGAACTCTTCTTGAGGAAGTTTAGTTCCATTGCTTCACACTTTATTTTTTCTTTGAGTGGTTTTGAGATAAGTTTTGGAACAGACTCAACATCAATGTTATTCTTCTCGCAGAAGTGAATGATAGCATCAATATAACCCATTTCTGGATTTTCTTGAACTGTCTTTTCTATCTCTTGTGCGAATCTAGAAGGACAAAAAAACTTTGATTTTAGAACTTCTTCTAATTCATTCTTCATTTCTAATTGTACTATTGGTGACAAATTCTTTTATATAACGAACTAGTAGTTTAATATAGTCGTTTTTGTTCCTTTTGTCAAACACCTTCACTTCACCACCTGGAGTTACCATAATAGTGATAAGTTTGGCAATAGGAATCTCCGTCATTTCATAGTAAGCAGAAGCATAAAACATCTCTTGAACGAAATAGTTCTCAATCCATTCTTCGGGTTTAATCTTTTCTGATGTTTTAAAGTCTATTACTGCTAACTCTCCATCATATTCTGCAATACAATCAACTCTACCCGCAAGTCCAAAGTACTCTGAGTAAAGTGTTCTTTCAATTGCGTGAATATTATTTATCTTATCAAGTTCTGGTTTTGCATGATGAAACATAAACTTTGTTAGGGGTTGGTAATCATTCCAATCCAACTCCTTATTTTCAAGATAATCCTGACAAACTTGGTGGAAATCAGTCCCCCTTGTCGTTGCTCTTTTTGTAATGCGGTTTGCTTCTTCAATACCTACACGCTGCCTCCACTTTACAAATATTTCACGATTGTAAAATGAGGTAACTGAAGTAATAGAAGGCACCCACTCACCATTTGGAAGATGGTAGAGACGGATGCCATTTGCTTCCTTTTTATCTAATTCAATTTCACCTAAGAAATTATGATGATTAAACGACATATTATGGATTAAGTTGTGTTTTTGCGATGATGTATTCTTTAACGAGTCCAGAGCGAACAATATCTTCTACTCCGAATTCAATTACATCAAAGGATGGCATGATACGAAGAATTCTCATAAAGTCAATGATACCATTCTTCTCATTTGTTTTCACGAGGTCTGACTGAGTTGCATCTCCACAGAACATAATCTTACTATTCTCACCAACACGAGTAATAATAGAATCTAGTTCATGGAAGTTTAGATTCTGGAATTCATCCACGATAATGATTGCATTATCCAGAGTTGTACCACGAATAAAAGAAGTGCTCCAAAAACTAATTGTACCTTGAGTCTTAAGGTTTCCATAAAGCATTTCAAATGATGCATCATCTGGCATTTGGAACATGTACTTTACCATGTTCTTATATGGAATCTGATAAAGAGAGGACTTATCCTCATGATCGCCCGGAAGGAAACCAATCTCCCTAGTTGCCACAAGGGAACGTACAATATAAATTTTTTCGTAAGGCGATCTTTCGTCAAGTACATCTTTCAGAGCATTATAAAGTGTAATAAAAGTTTTACCTGTACCAGCAGCTCCATATGCAACTAGATTTTTTCCATCATCATATGATTTAAATAATGTTTCTTGATTGTCAGTCAGTGGATCAATATCCAAAAGAAGATCCGAACTAATGGGTTTCTTCCTCTTCATTTGTTTTGCCGTCATTCCGACGCCAATTGGTTGATCTGCAGTCCTTCTTTTTCTTGCCATATGAAATTAAACTGGTTTTACTTTTGATCCTGGTACTTTTGATGCCTTAGTAAGAACATCATTCCATCCTGGATGAGATTTTTTCAGACGATCATAGACCTCACCAATCTCACCCGATGAAGGGCAGGTTGATGGATCTGACCAATCCCTTGTCCAGTCGGGATTATCCGATTTCCACTGATCCCATTCAGTAACAGACATTGTTACTTCTTTTTGTTCACCAGTGACTTTATTCACTACTGGATATGTTGCCAAAGGATTTCCTCCATTTTATATGAGAATATTTATTCAATAGTAATAGAAGGTGCATCTTCGCATTCTATGCAGTCAATACACTCATCTATGTCTGGATTTTCTTTTAAAAATTTTTGAAGTTCCTCTTCATCAAGAAGAACCTTAAAAATATGACCAGTAATATGGTCTTTTAAACACCAAGTTTTCATATTACTTGTTAAAATTTTAGAATATTATAGAACATATTTCCAAATATGTCCAGAGTGTGTTTTTCTTTTACCCTGACAAACTAAAGTTATTTTTGAAGTTGATGCATTATTTTCTTTTGCTGCAATAGTCATACTCTCATATATTTCTATTAAATTATCATTCAAGTCGTACTTTCCTATTTTTTTGATTTTATGTGATGTTCTTTTATATGGTTTAATTTTTAACTTTGGTTTTTTATCAAATGCTTTCCATTGATATCCGCCATAAGTTTGATACTCCTCTCTTGTTACGGCAGATATACCTCTACAATCTTTACCAAAGAGATCGTAGGAAGCATCCCTACAACTTTCATATATTTTTATTAGATTTCCATCCAAATCATAGCAAGCAACTTTTTTAGAATTACTTTTTTTTATTGCATTTTTCCAATTATCTCCGTGCTTTTTATTTAAAAATCCACCACCATCTCCACCATTAGTCATATTGTAATATGGTTTTAAAAGAGAAACATAGTGTGTTTCTCTTTCATTTACTTGAGCCTCTAAACATTCTTCTAGGATTTCGAATGTAAAATTTTCTACGCCATATTTTCTCATAGCGTAGTATAACTTTGTGTTTCTTTTTTTGGAGTGAGATTTATGCTGTCTCCATCTAACTTTTGGGTTTTTGGATTTTCCAACATAAATTTTTTGATTTAGAGTATTGGTTATTTTATAAATGTAATGTGAAACCATAATATGATAGTTTTACTCTACCATTATTTATATTAATTATGGACTTAAGCGAGCACGATGAAGCCTCTTTTCTTCATAATACTTCCACACGTTTGGAGACCATTTTTGAAGATGTGGAACAAACTGCTCGCATAATGCTTGAATTTCTAGTTGAGCATCCATCTTCGCTCGCAGATCCATAATGTGAAGAACTGAACGAAGATTAAATGATACTACAAAGTTTTGACGAATTGCTTGTGCAAGATAATCTCTAATGTGCTCTTCACACATTCCCTTTTCATACTTTACAGCATAACGCTTACAACCTTCAAGGATGTAATTCAGTTCATCTTGATAATCTTCTTGAGTCCAATCATATTTTTTGCCGTAACGATTGGTATAAAAACCTGGAGGACGAACATAAAAAACATCTTCTGGTTTCAGTTCTCCACTAGCAACTTTAATGACTCTTTTTCCAGTGTACCGTTGAGATTGAACATCAAAACTCACACCCACTCTATGGGTTCTTGCTTGCATTGCAACGTTATGAACATACCCAGACACAGAAAAAGTGATTGAAGGATGTTCTAGGGGACCCCAGTGTCCTTTCTCATTGCTTAACAGACGATCTACAACCCACTGACCACACTCTGATGGGGTGGGGATCTTTTGATTATGAATAGGTGTTTCTGAATAATCACATTTTCCTGCTTGATAAATTACTTGTTCTGGAAGTGAATAGCATTGAAGCATTACAACTTCAAGGTTTTTATCAAGTTCAAGAAGGTCTTTTGCTTTAATAGGTTTCATTTTCAGTCATCTTCTCCGTCATAAAATACTTCGTCGTAATCACTTATAAAGTTTTTAATCTCTTCATATTGGGGGTCCTTAACATCAGAACCAATCTCTTCCTTAAGACATTCCACCAGAGACTCAAGGTTCCTGACAATTAACTTAAGTTTTTCTCTATTCATTTTTATTGAGTTAGTCAAAGATATTATAGACAAAAAAAAGGAGGATGTCAATCCTCCCTGTCGTATTCAAAAACTCTTTCAAACCATTGCACTAGATGAATGCGATAACAAGACCAGTATTTACATCCCCGATATGTTAAAAGATAACAAGCAGGACCTCTACTGTCCTTGTCCGCATCATCATAGTGGTAATGGTAATTATCCATTACTTGTTTAGCAATAGAACTTCAAAATAAATTAGATAAATGAATGCTGTTGATGC